TCTATATGCAATAGCTTGTTTAAATTTTGCTTTTGCTGTTTTTTGTGCTTGAGTCATTGTTTACTTTTTACTGCTTAATAAATATACGAATAATAGACCAATTCCACCATATAAAACGTATTTAACATTTGATCCTGGTGCGGTTAAATTAGATAATAAATTTGTAACCGATTCAACAGGAGTAGCGTTATAATCTATTTCACGTTGAGAAAATATTGCTAAATCTAAATCAGTATTCATATTATTAGGGTTATTAAAAGCTGTTTTAATACCCTGTATAAAATTATTCCAATATATTTTTGCTTCAGGTGTCAAAGACATGTAATCATCTCTGTATGCTTGTCTATACCATAAAATCCATTCTTTTGCGTTTACATCTACAGCTTTATCACTTATTTTTTGAGCATATGCAATTACTTTTACTAATCTATCATTAGGATCAATATTTACTATAGTCGGTTTTGCATTTTTAATAAAATCACGTGCATCTCTTGCAGGGTGTGCAAATGCATTTTTTGCCCATTTAATTGCTATAGGTGCTAAAGCAATACCTGCTTCAATTACTAATTGTGCAACATTTATACCTGTACTAACTGGATCAGGACTTGGAATAGGTATAAATCCTACTTTATCGTTATATGTGCAATTAGGATTCATTTTATTTTCTAAATAATAATATTAATGCTATTGCACCTGCACCCACTAATAACATTGTTTGAGTACTAATACCACTACTTTGTTGAATTGGTTGTGGAATATATCCACCTTGTGGCATACCACCACCTTGTCCACCTTTTGTTACGTTAATAATATCAGGAGTAGTTTTTATTCCTATTTCTATTAATTTTCCCCAATCTATTGATCCTATTTGATCATTTGCGTTTTCTATTCCGCTTAATCCTACTAATGCCATTGTATTAAGTTTTTTGTCTTTATAAAAATAAGGTTCTTTTCTTTGATTAAATCTATCCAGGACAGGATCAATCCAATATTCCTTTCCGTATTCCTTTACTACGCAAAATACGTGTTCAGGAGTTTTATTATATGGGTCATAACTTGCAAAACGATATGAAACTTCTAAATCAGGATTTTCATTGCGTCTAAATGCGTCTAATATACCGCAACTGAATAATGCAAATGATTTGCAATCGCCCTTAGTACTTACTATACTTGCAGGAGATTTTAAATATTGAAATTCGTTACTTTCAATAAAATAAGGTACGTGAGCTTTTAAAAAGTCAAATATATTTCGTCCTGTTTGTTCTAAATCTTCTGCAATAAAATATCGGTATATTTTATCATATTGTTTTGCGTACTTATTATGTGTATTTAAAATACCTGTAATAATGTCGCTAACATTCTGATTTTCCAAAATAACACTTTGTTTATTTTGAAATGGGGGAAGAATACCTAATATAATATTTTTACTTACCATTAAATTGCGTAATCAAAATTTAAAGGAATAGGAATATAATCAACTATCATTTTACCTGTAAATACTAATTTAAAACCTTTTACGCTAAATTTTTTAATTAATTCAGCAATGCCTGTGTAACTAATTGTTATAGGTATATTAATCGTATTTGCACCTTTATTTATAACAACTGCACTAATACCTCTTACGCTACCTACTAATGCGCCATCAATGTATAAATCTCCTGTAATATTTTGAATTTCGCTTGTTGTTGTTGTTGGGTTATTTACCTGTACTTGTAAATTAATTGTCGGACTTAAAAAACTCATATTACCAAAATCCAACCCTTTAAAAAAAACACTTATACTTTGTGATAATAAAAATTTACGATAACCGATATAGCTTATTATAAGTACAGGAATAATCCATGCGTTTTTGTTCATAATATCAGTTAAAGCACTAAATTAATTAAAAACCGTCATTTAACCAATTTTTTTACAAAATGTCAATAAAATGTTAATTTTCTCAATATGTGGAAAAATTTATAGCATATATAGTCTTATATTCGCAGAATAAATATATATTCGCACTGCTGCAGGCAGTCGAATATATATTCTACTATGCTTTAAAAACACTCGTTTTAGTTAACTTTTTTCACCTTTATTTACATAAAAACAAAAAAATATTAGGAATATCCAAAATTTCCCTAAATTTGGTTATTACTAACATTAAAATACTTTTATGTCAAACACCATGCAAGAGCATACTTTGCTCGAAATTCAGCGTATTCAACAGCGCACGTATCGTTTAGAAAATTTATTGAAATTATCGGATTGGAAAAATGTAAGGATTGTTTTTGAAGCAAAAGACAATTTGAAACAGGAGTTTATTATTATTGATCAATTTGATTTTCCTTTTAATTTAGTGGACGAAATTCGTTTGTTAATTACGGATAGTATTAACCATAACGAAAATGATATAGCTACATTAAATTTTAAACTAAAAATAGATTAATATGAATAAAAATTTTAACCAACCTGCTTTTCCTTGTTTACCAATTCAAGACAAGTTTAATCAATTAGTGGTACCTGTACCAGGTATGTCAAAATTTGAACATTTTGTAATTGAAATATACAAAGTTCATTTGCAAAATGCAGGGCAATCAAATATTTTGCCTTTGACTATTTGCAATATGGCTATAGCAGACGCTACTTTATTACTTGAACAATTAGAAAATTCAACTAAATCTAACGAAAATGAAAATACTAAATTATCTATTATTTAATAGAAACGGTCAATCTTTATTAATTTTTATAATTTGTATAATACTCTGCGGTTTGATACAAAATGCTTAAATGGAAAAAAATACTAACATTCAACCAACCATTGAGCAATTACTTGAACTTCGAAAATACAAACCTGGATATAAACCTAACGCTGATAATGTCTTATTGCGAATACAAAATAAAGTAGTCGCAACAAGCTCGAACTATATCGTGTTTGGGGGATTGCCAAAGGCAGGAAAGTCAAATTTTCTCAATGCGTGTATGGCTTCTGCATATGTGCCATATGATATATTTTCTATGAAATTGACTTTTATGGAAAATAGAAAAAAGTTGTGCCTATTTGATACTGAAAGCAGCGATTATGATTATTATAATCGAATTGAAAGCATAAAAAAGTTTGCTGATATTAGCAATATGCCTACTTCATTTGACAGCTATCAGGTACGCGAGGATAGTGCAAGTATGATCCGTAAAATGATAGAAAAATATTTGGAACTTAACCCTGATTGTTCTATCCTGGTAATTGACGGACTATTATCTATTATTACAAATTACAATGATGAAACTGAAAGTAGTTTGTTAACTAAGTGGTTAATGAAAATAACCAAAGTATATGATTTGTTAATTATTACAGTATTGCACTTTAATAAATCAAACGACCACACTACAGGAGTTATCGGTAGCCATTCGGATAGATTTGCTCAAAGTACACTTGACATTAAAAAAGTAAAGGAAAATAATACCTATGTGATGAACGCCAGGTTTATGCGTTCGGACGCCGATTTTGAGCCTATTACATTAATGAATTTTAACGGAACTTTACAGCAGGTAGAAAATGAAAGCGTACAAAAAAAGACAGGTAAAGCGTCCGACCTCGACGAAATGGAACTAAAACGGATTTGTAAAATGGTTTTAATGTCGCCTTTATTATATAGTGAAATGATAGACGAAATAAAAGAAAGGACTGCAGAAAGCAATACTTACGCTAAAAATTTAGTAAAAATATGGATCAATAAAGGAATGATTATAAAAGACCAACAAAATAAATATAAGTACCGTTAACTTTTTTAACCTTTATGAAAAAACTAATATTATTAATCAAATTACTATTTACCTTTTTGTGGGCTGTAATCTTTGTGTCTATTATTATGTTGTGGGTATTATTTGAACACATTATTGAACAATTTAAAATAAGATATTTATGATAAAAATTATAGTTATTATTGTTATTTGGGAAATATTAAAAACACTATTTTATAAAATTTTAAACGATTAATTATGAACATTAAAAAAATGTATTATTTAGGTTATTGGATTTTTGAAGTAGCTGGTGAATTTATTGTGAGTATTGATAATACTACTCATAAAACAATAACAAGCGCAAAAGCGCATATTGACTATTTATGTAAATAAAGAGAGCCGCCTTTTTAGGACGGCTCATTGAATATATTTACTAACATTCAATACCTTACGGCAACTTTTTTCAGTACAAATATATAAAAAAATGAATTACACACAAAAAATTTATTTTATTATTCAGGATCGTAAAATGGCAGGTTTAACTGATTTAATGGAAATTACCAAGTATAAACGAATAACCGTTTTACGTGCTATTAGTTATTTACTAATTAATAGGAAAATCAGATCAGTCGATTTTTTAGGTACTAAGTATTTTGTAATAAACCCTAAATCCTTATAATATGGCAAAACAGCTATTTACAGCCATTGTTTTTTTTGAAAATGATAGTAATGTAAGGAAATACCGAAATATTGCAAATTTGGGCAGTTTTATGCTGTTTTTAGGCAAAATTCATGCACATTATTGCAATCTATATGATAAGCAAACAAATAAGTTTTATAAGAGGCTATATGTAAAATAATAAAGGGGGATAGAAATCCCCCTCGTCCTTTAATGCTTAAACCCATTTATGAAATCAACCTATGAAAGAAATAGTTTCTTTTCAGCTGCACGTCTATTTTTTAGACCTGGACTAACTTTGCCACCTGCATACACCCATTTGTCGAACTGAGCAGCTACAATGTTTTTATCTGCGCCGCTATTTAATAACTTTAATAAAGTACTATCCTGCAATGATCCATTGCCTACATTATAAGCAAAACTACTTAATGCCAATAATTGATTGTCATTAATAGGCACTTTTACCATTTGCATAACCTGGTCAAAATTATTTTGCGCTTCATATAATAGCCAACGCTTAGCTGTTTCTTTGTCTATAATATCCCCTTTTTGTACAGCGCGTTTTAAATCCCAATTATAACCTGATCCATAACCAACGGAATATTGTTTAAAATCCCATTCAGCTACAGGAGTAAAACTTTCTAAGCCACCTATTAAATTAAATAGCTTATCGCTTAATGCACCAAATTTGGTATTCGTTAGGCTTTTAGCCAATTTTGTTCTTAACATATAAAATACTATTATACTAACTACGGCAGTAGCTAATATTTTTTTGTTCCTGGTCATTGTTATTTATTATTGTCAGCGTCTTTTGCACTCGCACCTAATAAAAATGTACTGATCCCTGATACAGCTTGTCCGATTATTTGCAATTTACCGGTACCATTCATTGCAAAATATCCTGCAATGGCTGAAATTAAACCGAAAATTGTCGTTTTAGCGTTTCTCATTTGTCTAATTTATTAATTTTTTTAATATTGTAAATGATTGTAGTAATACCGACAGCAGCCGAAATACACCATAACCCTATTTTACTCATTGTATCAACCTGATACTCGGATAATAAAAAAGTACAAAATGTGAAAAAAGTTCCACCTATGCTGTTATGATCTACGTTATTGCTCATATTTGTATTACTTGTCTTCATTAATTTTCTTTGCTATAGTATTAAATGCTTCTGCTACCTGGATAGCTGTGTCAATATTTGGAATAATACCCTTTTTAACACTTTCGTCTATTAAGGCTTTTAAGATTTCTAAGGCTTTGTTCGTTTCCATATTAGATTAAAGTTAAGTTTAATTGTGTTGCACCCCATTGATAAGCGTAAGCGTTGCTGTCAGGACTTGTTGAGTATGCTTCGTAATCAAAACCTGTCATTGTTAAATTTCCTTCTGCTAATTGTATATCAGTATTAGATAATAATTGATAATAAAATTTACATTCTGTACTTAAATTATCGCTAATACTTAACATATTAAATATAGTAGCTTGTATCATTTGACCGTTGTACCATATTGATACTGGTTGTATTTGTTTCATATTAATTAATATTATTGCGTTCTAATTTTTCGTTAAGTTCCTGAACTGCTTTTACCAATGTAGATACAATAGCTTGATAATCTAAACCAATAAAATCACCACTTTCAATATATGCTTGTGGTATAAATTCTTTAACCTCTTGTGCTATAAATCCTAAATGCTTTTCGGTATTATCTTCTTCTTTCATTCTATACATAGTAGGTTTTAAACCTAAAATAGAATTTAAACCAATATTAGATAATTCAAAATCTTTTTTTCTATTTACATCAGAAATTGGAGTATAAACACCCGTAGCCATAGCAAAACTACCAACATTTGCAACTCCTGCATTTCTTAATAATAAAGTACCAGCACCACTATTCGCCCACCCATAAGTAGTTGCACTAGCCGTATTACTAGTATATAATGCGTCATTTACTGCTACAATTCCTCCATTTACTTGTAATTTATATCCGTTATCAGTAGTTATACCTATTAATAAATTACCAGAAGAATTAATACGCATTCTTTCCGTATTACTTGCACTATTATTATTTGTTGCAAAAGCTAAATAACCACTATAATTTCCTGAGGTTGCATTTTCTTTTCTACCAACTATTGAACCAAACATAGCAATGTTTGTTGTTCCGGTATAATAACCGCCTAAAGCAATTCCACCACCTTTATCTATTGCTGCACTATCAGTACTAAATGCGTGTATAGTTTGATAATTATCTATTGTTGCACTTGCAGATCTTACATCTAATTTAGTTACAGGACTACTTATACCAATACCAACGTTACCATTTGAAGCTAATCTCATTTTTTCTGTTGTACCTGTACCAAATACAATAGCACCAGGAGTTGATGATTGATTGGAAATAGACATATCACCTGCAACTGTTCCTGTTACAAAATCATTTGTTGCTGTAGCTAATCCAAATACACAACCTAATGTAGGAGAAGTTAACGTATTACTAAATGTAAATGCTGGTGATGTACCTGCTGCTTTAAATTGTGTAGCAGCAGTAGTAGAATAAGAAGTTACACCTGCACTTGGTGCATTTGTACCAATTCCTATACTATTAGGAAAATATGCAACATTTGTAGTACTATCAAAACTTAAAGCTATACTTGCTGTATTATTATTATATAAATCAAAACTATTTGCACCTGCATTATAATTATTACCTATACGCCATTTTCCTGTACCTGAATTTTGAAATTGCAAATAAGCATTGTTTGTAGTTGTACCGTTTAATTGTACTATAGTACCTGTACCATGTATATCTAATTTTGCACCTGGAGTAATTGTACTAATACCTAATCTATTATTAGTATCGTCCCAAAATAAATTCGTATTGTCTTGACTTATTACTCCACCTGCGCCACTAAATAAAACTGATCCTGATGTTAAATCGGTATCAGTTAAACTATTACTACTTAAACCGCCTGCAGTAATTACAATACCTGTAGCCGTTGTATTTCCGTTTGCTGTTACACTTGCCAAAGTTCCACCGCCCACACCTGCGTCCGCAATTAGCGTCCAGGCTGATCCTGTGTCCTCAAATATTTGTCCTGTGTCCGTACTTATAAATACGCGACCTGCGAAACCAAACGCCGGACGATTTGCGTATGTGTCGCTAAAAAAGGCAGGAGTGCCTTTTTGGTTTAATATTTCATAATGTACTCTTAATGACATATGTTATATGTTTAAATATCTTTTACGTACTACTACTACGTTGTTACCGGTAGTTGATGATCCAAAATTTACGAAAAATCGTTGATTTGTATATTCGCCTACGTTACCTGCAATTTCAAATTGCTGATTTGGTTGCAATGTAATATTTTCTATTTTTACGGTACTTGTACCATAATTTATAAAAGTCAATCCATTATAAGGATAACCGCCTACATATTGACTCACGTCAACTGTATAAAAGTCAACTTCATAATTTAGGGCTGTTACTTTGATTTCTTCCATATTAAATTATATTAGGTATTCCTTTTATTGCGTATCTAACTTGGTATTTTATTTCTACAGGTTTTCCTGCAGCGTCCAAAGTTTGCACAATGGCTGCACCTGTATCTTTATTAATTACAGCAGGTACGCCTGTTTCATTAATAGGTACTATTCCCTGCGGTAAAGCGTATCCGTCCATTGGGTTAGGTGCTGTTGGATAATCGGTTTTGTTTGCTTTTTGTTTTTGTTTATAAAAATAATATAAAGCTGCACCAATCAATCCTAATAACACAATATTTGATGTTTTCATTTTTCATTTTTTTATGATAATACTGGACCTGTTGGTATGTCTAACGCGTCAGCAGGAGATTTGAATTTAACTGTATCCCATTTATCCCACGCATTTGCGTTCCACCAACCTTCAGTAATTGGCAATTTTTGACCACTATGCAACAAATAAACGTCTGCTGCTGTACCAAATTTTACATAATCACCTTCTTGTAACCCTGCAGGATAAACGTAAGTTTTTGCTGCTGCTGGTGCTACTACTACTGTTGTTTTTACAGGAACGTTAGTTGTAATTGGCGGTTTTGGTTGACCTCCTGCTGTATTCATTACTACACTTGTTGATTGTGGTTTTCTTAAAAAGAAATACCAAACGGCTACGGCGGCTGCGCCACCTATTAATAACATGTTTTTTTTCATATTTTTTTATTTATAAAGTTTGTACGTCATATTTAAATACATATCCAGGTATTCCATTCATAAAACTTCTACCTATTACTACGCTAAACATTTCTGCACCTTTTACACCTGTTAAAGTCATTCCCACACCTGGATCAGTATATTTATAAATTACATTAAAATTATCGTCATAAACGGTAGTGCCTATTTTAGAAAATACTTGAGTAGTTCCACTTGGCGCATTATCT